CAATATCCATGGTGGCATTGGCCGTGTCCAAAACCAATAATGGCCTTATGCCATTAACAGTGTGGCGCTCAATATTATGGGCAAGCCTTAATAAATCTTTGACATTGGACCTTCTGGCATCAATAACCACAAACCAGTCATTTAGATTATTTATTTTGTAATGCTTTGAATATGCGAAAAGAGTTCGGATTATCTGGTCCGAGTCTTCGGTCACGATAATTGACTTGCGTTTCTTTTTAGCGTGAATCTCGCAACCTTCCACAGAAAACCCTGCCATGACCATGCACATTGACAGCACTGCCGTGGTCTTACCGACTCCAGGCTGACCCGCCAAGATGAAGAAAGAATGGGCCATGAAGCCTTCGATCAAGTAATCGATGGGGTTGAGATGGGTCAGGTCGAGCGTAAGTTCTGGCCATGATGGGTCTGGGGTGTCTGTTGCCACTGGTGCATTGATCACCGCAGCAAAGTCTTCCACCGCACTTTTACGCTCGGTCTGCTTGGTTGGGGCTTCCCACCCGCAGTCCTTGGCGTGTTTGTAGAGTGTGCCAAGACCAACACCTTTGCCCTGGTGAAAGCTCTTCCAATGGACTTCAATGTCTTTTGTGCCTTGGAATTTCTGGCCAGCCATGGACCATTGCATCCATGGTCCAAGACCAGCCTCTCCGAATTCGGTATGCAGCGCTTGGCCCAGCTCAATCCACTGGTCATAGTCACAGTCGGGACTGATATGGTGCAAAGCCTTGACCGCACGATCAAGATCGCTGTCTTCAAGTCTTGAGCCTAATTGGGTGAAGTCAAATGATTGGCTGGGTGCAGTTGGCTTTGGCTCTTGCAGCTGGTGCTGCTCGATGATGCCCCAGTCCATTAAAAGTTCATGCAAATCCACAGCCTCTTGGAATTCACCCACCACAGCGTTGCCGCTGAGTAGGACTGACTTGCCGGCACTGTTTGGGAGACCGAATACTTCCAGTTCTTGGCCACCGCCCAGCTTGTACTTGGGCAACACCTGGTCAGATTCTTTGGGTGGTTGCACCCATAAGAAGACATGACGGCCACGGCCTGAGACAGAAACCTCGGTCAGCATCTTCTTTTGCTTGACGTACTTGGCCATGCGCTGGATGGCCACGTTGGTCGGGCCAGAGGCGTGCTTCATGTCCACATCAAGGCAAACCAAATAGTTGCCTGATGCGCTGATGATGGGGCGCTGCTGGACAAGGCCAAGGTATTGGCCACTTGGGGCTGACTCCATGGCCCAAATGTCTTCAGATGTGTAGAGTTCAGCTGGGTCTGTATCCCGTGCAACACCTTGGCCACTTCGCTTGTATGGAATCTTTTTACTGCCTTGCAGGGCAAAGGTACAAAAGACCGCATCTGGGGCGACAGAGCCTATCTTGCAGGCGACAGACTGGGACTGGACAAATGTGTCGTTTTGGGGTGTTTCAGTTATGATTGCCACTGAAATTCCTTTAGTTGGGTGTTTCATTGTTAGTTGCCCTTGAGTTGGACTTTGGCCTGGTAGTGTTAACGCGCTGCCAGGCTTTTCTTTTGGGGGCGTGAGTTGTGGATTCTATTCCTTGGCCTTGACAAGACTTGGCGCAGCACTTTTCTCACCGACTAGGTCTTCGCTGACTTCGACACCGAGTTTTAAGACCGCACTGGGGCTTTTAAGTTCCCATGCAGCTTTGTTGTCTTTAAATGCTTCCATGACCAGAGCCTCATCCTTCCAGAATTTGGTCTTGCGGCCTGCGCGCATGGTCCAGCCATCAATCGCTTTGCCATCAGTGATCTGAGCCTTGGCAGCAGACTGCACGGCATCGGCCCATGCGGCCACTAGGACAGCGTTGTCCAGCATCTCTGGGGTGACTGTCGTGTCAGGCTTGAAATCGCTTCTAGCGACTTCTTGGACCTTCTCGCGCATGGATGGGCAGATGGTCTTGGCCTTGCAGTATCGGCAGGCATCGGGTGATGGGTTGGTGGGTGCATCGCCTGTGAGCGCCAGCTCGGCTGCCTCTTTTAAGCGCCTGCCGTGCAAGTTCAAGTAATTTCCAGACACTGTCCACTTGCTGTGGCCAACACGGGGCTGGAAAATGTGCATGGTGCATTCGATGGTGTCTGGCGCTTTAAGCTGGCGCATTGCACCAAGGGCATAGGTCAGCAATTGTTTGTTGTCATTTGCGTCAACAGCGACACGGCCAGTCTTCAGATCAATGACATGAAGATGGTTGCCATCGACCAGGATGGCATCAGCAGTCCCACCAAGCGCTGGGTGCAGTGACTTCAAGCCTTCATCAAGATTGACCTCAATGAGCTTCTTTCTGGGGTTTTCGACTAGCGTATTGACAAAGTTGGCATAGCCTTGGGCCATGGACAAATGGTCAGGGTCAGTGCCAGTGGGGATTGCACCACCGCGCAGAATGATCTCTGACAGTTCATGGATGGCTGTGCCAATGGCAGCGGCCTCACCAGCTGGCTCATAGGGCATGAGGGATTCAAGGCGATATGAGCCTGGGCATTGCATGAACCGATCTGTTCGTGATGCTGAGAGTCGGGCGTGTTTTCGGGTTTCGTGTTGCATGGTTTCTCCTGGTTAAATGATTTGTGAAATGATTTTCTGCTTGGCGATCACTTTGCCAAGAATGGTGTGGTCCAGTGATGCCCTGACTGTCAGCAAGTAGATCAATGGCTTCATGCCGTTTTTGTTGATGTTTTCGACTCGGCTGCTGGCTTGCTCTAAGGCACTGGTCTGCCAAGTTGGCTCGACAAAGACAATCGTGTCGGCAGCTGACAAGTCAATGCCCTCACCGCATGACCCAATGTTTCCGATAAAGCACTTGGTCTTGCCAGACTGGAATGCGTCAATGTTCTTTTGGCGCTGGGCCTTGGGCGTGTCACCTACCACCATGACGGGTTTGTGTTCTTTGAGACCATCATTGAGCATGGCCACCACCTCTTTGTGATGGGCAAACACCACCACAGGCTCATCGGCCTGGAGCAAGTCATCGATAAATTCAATGGCCAGTGGGGCTTTCCTGATGCCAGCTTCCCGCATGATTTCTGACAAGCCCTCAAAGGCCAAGAGAGCATTGGGATTGGCCACCAATGCGTCAGCATCAAATGACTGCTCGCGCTTGTCCACTGCCAAATCAAAAGTGATCAGGCTCACTTGTGGTTCTTTGTAGTCCATGAAGATGTCTTCTTTTTTGCGTCTGAGCATGTGGGGCTTGACCATTTCTTTGAGTTCTGGGATGTTGGATGCACCAGACACATCAAGGCCGCCCCATGGTGGACTCCATGCTTTTGCATATCGGTAGACAAAGTCAAACCAGCCGCCCCTGTAAATGCCAAGGCCGTGCAAGATTGGCCACAGTTCAGCTGGGCGGTTTGGCACGATAGTGCCACTGAGTGCAAAGACATAGTCAATCTTTTTCATAGCAAGCATTGCGGCCTTGGTGCGCTTTGCCTTTGGGTTGGCCAGCCTGTGGCACTCATCCAAAACTAGAGTGTTATATCTGTCCAAATCTGTTTGTGCGTATTGCAACACATCATAGTTAATGATGGTGATATCTGCACCATTCACCTCTGAAGCCTCGCGTTTTCCATTGACCACATGGACAGAGATATTGGGTGCTAATTTGGCAAATGCGGCCTCCCAGACTGTCTTGGCAATGGCTGGGCAAACAATCAGTGCGGGTAGGTTTTCAAGTGCAGCAGCTGCTGTGGGTAGCGTCTTACCAACCCGTGGCTGGTCGGCCAATATGGCCCTGCGCCTGGACAGCAAGAAGAGCTTGGCCTCTTGCTGGTGGGGGAATAGTTGCATGATCGTTTCCTCGTTTTAACTTGCAGGCATCTTAACTGACATTTGTGCTAAAGTGCAATTTCTGTTTGACGACAGAAACGTAAAAACCTAAACCCTTAAAAGGAAAAAACCATGTCAACTAGAGTCGTAACCGGAAAAGTTCGTTTTTCTTATTTCTCAGCTTTAACAGCTCGCAAGAATGAGATGAACGGCAAAGAAGAGTTCTCAACACAAGTGCTTGTCCCCAAGACAGACCTTGACACTGTGAACCAATTGAAAGCGGCAGCCAAGGCCGCATTGACCGCCAAGTTCGGGGACAAGATTCCCAAGACAGTGCGCAATCCATTGCGTGATGGCGATACTGAAGTCAAGTCTGATGGATCACCACTGGGGGCTGAGTACGCTGGCCATTATTTCTTCAACACCAAAAGCACCAACAAGCCTGGTGCAGTGGATGCCCATGGCCATGACATTCTTGGATCACAAGATATTGTCTCTGGCGACTATGGCAGGGTGAGTCTCAATGCCTATGCTTATGACCAGGCAGGCAACAAGGGTGTGTCGTATGGATTGAACAACATCATGTTGTTGTCCAAGGGTGATTCGCTAGGTGGTGCAAAGCCATCAGCGGCCAGTGACTTTGGCGTGGTGGCAGGCAAAGGCTCTGCACCAGTGGCCGAGTCAGTCGACAGCGACTGGTGATCTGTCGATCAGTTTCTCAAGGGCCAAGTGCAATTGATTGACTGATGTCCACAGTGGCTCAACAGTCCCAGACAGCCATCGGCTCACCTGGGACTGTTGGATGCCAGCCTCATTGCACACCGCAGCCATGGTGATCTTGTGAGCTTTGGCCTTTGCCTTGATATCGTGAATTGATTGCATGACCGCATTCTAATTGCGCTTTATGTATAAAAACAACAGATTAAAAATAATTCTTGCAAGATATTTGTTTTGCGTCATAATTCGTTACACCAACACAAAACGGAGTAAACGAAATGAAACTTATTAGCATCGATCAAGCCTGTGGCCACACGACTGTTATTGTTGAAAAAAGCAATATTGAATATTGCATATTTGTTGATAACCACGGCACTACAAAAAATGAAGTTTATGAAAACTCAAACTTCCGCAAAATTCGCAAAAACTCCAAGCTCCATGAAATGTGTTTTTCTTTTGCACAAAACAAAATAGCCCAGCAAGCCGCAGCCTAATCAAACCCACGGGGCTTCGGCCCTATTAACGAAAGAAACCAATGAAACCCTCAACCGAAACCCTCTTGGATTATTTGACTGCCATTGCCATTGGCGTTGGCATGGCCGCATTACTTGTCGCATGGTGGTCAACATGAAGCCAACACCTATTTGCCCCAAGGGCCTCTTTGAATTTGCCTGCTCAGTAGAAGATGTTGACCTTATATGCTTTCTGGAATACAGCCCAGAAGAAAAGGGGTCAGTTGATTCCCTTGGCTCACCTTATGAGCCTGACTATGAGGAGTGCATGGTGCTGAATAACGCATACATCGCTGGCACTGATGTGGACATTGCCCACATTATTTTGCAGTCCATGGTGGACCACATTGAAGTGTCTGCGCTGGAGAAGCTCAATGACCGATAAAGAATTGCCACTCGCCCTTGAGGCTTGCTTGGACCTGACCATTGCCCTGACTGCACCAGAGGGTTATGGCCATGCCACCACTCAAGAGATAAGAACCCACGCATTCGTTGTCAAAACAATGCTGGAGCGCTTGAAATCCCGAATGGAGAGTGGCACATGGCCAGAGGCTTAAAACCCCGTGTAGAGCCTGCCATTGAGGCAGCACTACAAAAGAAAGGCAATCTGTCTGACCTTGATCTGGCCAAGTTGTGCTTTTGTGCCAGGCGCAGTGCAGCCAGAATTCTGTTTGATTTGCACCGCCATGAATTGGTATATATCAGCGGATATACCAGAGTGAGCGCCAATGGCCAGTGGCGGCCACTGTGGTCATGGGGGGAGGGTGTTGATGCCATAGCGCCTGGGCCAGTGCCAGGGTCTGAGCGCATTAGGAAATACCGCGACAAAATGAGTGCAGACGACAAAGACTTTGACGCTGCCAGGCGCAGACAGAAAAGACGGGTCGTGAAACGCGACCCACTTGTGGCCGCGTTTTTTGGGGGAATAGTATGAAAATAGTTTTAGACGTTCAATTGATACCTGGATTTGGTATCAACATCGATGTGCAGCCGGACAAAGCCATCAACAAGATGGCCGGCCTAGAGCAGCAGGCCATTGCTGAAGAGGCTATTCGCGCTCTTGAGCATTACATTGTCATGGTCACTCTTCCCCAAGAAGTTTCTTGAGTCGTTTGATCTGGGCCTCATCCATAAACATGGAAATGTTTTCGCCAGCTGTAGATAACTTACCCCTGGTCAATTGATTTGGGTCTGCATAAACACCACTCAAATTAAATGGCTCATCTTGATGTTGGTAGGCTAAAAACATATCTTCTACAGTTGCCTTGCCAATTCCAGAGCCAGGCTTGTTCATTTGTGTTGGCAAAATCTTGTCGTAAACTGGCTGCATAAATTCTTTTACTGGAGCGCCACGGGTGTTGCCAAAGAATATGCCAGGCATATCGTAGCCATAAGCGCCATGAGTGCCAGGACTAATGCCACGATTTGGCAATGCTTCATAAATGGCATCACCCATCCAGAAGCTGGGCTTGTTCATTACATTGGGATCAAACATGGCCCGTTGTAAGTCTGGGTAGTTAAAGTCCAAGCCTCTTTCGGCAGCAACATTGCTCATCTTGTCAACAAACACTTTTCTCAAATCGCCTGCACTTCCAGCCTTTAAGCCTTGGCCAGTCAGCAATTGAGCTGCTGCCATTGGGTCATTCAATCCAACAAAATCCTTGTATTTGCCTTTTTTGCCTTTGACTGTGGCTGCTCTCATTTGGTCTGAAATTGTGTCCAAAAGAGATGGGCTTGGATTTGTAGCTTTAATCATTGACAACAGGCCAAGTGTTGGACCAGTTGAAAAGTTTTCGCCACTTGGCGGCATTGTGTGTGGGGCCATAAAGATTCGGCCAGTTCCACCCATCTTTTTATTTTCTTCAATGGCCTGCAATGCTCTGGTGTTTTGCGCTTTAGCAGCACTTTGATTTGATGCATAGCCAATGAAATTTTTGATGTTGTTTTCATCCATCATGTACATCAACCCGCCTGGCGTGACAAACGCATTGTTGCCAAGGGGAATGTCACTGACATTAGTAACTAGCGTGTTGCGACTCAACATATCAGTTGGATAAGTCATAATGCTGCCGCCTAGCATTTCGTCATAATTGACTGGCCTTCTGGCCACAATGCCTGGTAGCTGCTGAGTCTCGTACCTTGTGCCAACTAACGGGTTTGGCTTTGTCTTTGTTGTGTCTAAGTAAACATTTGACCGAGTACCCTGCGCCAAATCACGCAATACATCAGCGCCAGCACCACCGCGCTCAAGCATTCTTTCGACTCTTGGGGCCATAGCCCGTTCAAGGTCCATGCCCCTGCGCTCTGCTTGGGCCAGATAAGCCTGGCGAGGGATTGATCCCAAAGCAATAGCCTCTGGAATTA